CACAAAGTTATTGCAAGTATTTTTAAAGGTCAATCATTACTTGATATCCAAGATGAAGACTTACTATTAGGTACAAGACAAAAAATATCTCCATTTGGGTATAAAGTTTTATTACTAAATAACACACTACAATTATTACCACAAGATCAACCATTTTATCCTCCAAATTCAGAATTTGAACTTCCCAATCCACCAAATACTTCAATATACTGGTCTAGTTATTTAAACACCTTTGGTGCTATAAAACCTGGTATAAGTCAAATTTGGCTACAAAATCCATACTTAGAAAACGATATTGTAGGTACCATTGTACCTGATCCAATAGATGATCGTTTGTTACTATATAACATTGACCCTGACACGTTACCCACTAATACACTAGATCCAGTAGATGGGGTTATTAATCCACAATTAACTTTTCCAAATAATGGTTTGCCTGGACCCACACCAAATCGTAGATATTTAATAGTTGAACAAATTGGTAGCCAAGGATCTCCAACCGTGGCTTGGGGTAATTTAATTGCCGATCCAAATGATATTATACAATTTAACGCAGGAACACTACAATGGGAAGTAGCTTTTGATGCAAGTGCTACTACTGATGTTGAATATGTGACCAATATATCAAATAATGTACAATACAGGTTTGTAAATGATGCTTGGTATAAATCGTATGAAGGTTGGTATAATGAAGGAGATTATTCAATTGTAATTTAAAAAGATAAATTATAATATGAGTATTTCTGCTGGTATATTTTTTTATAGCAATAACACAAATCGTTATTTATTTTTATTACGAACTGATAAAAATGCTTCTTGGAGCATACCTGGAGGAAAAATAGAAAAAAATGAAACTTTATTATCTGGACTTAAGAGGGAATGTTTGGAAGAAATAAGTTTTGATATTTCAAATCATAAATTAATTCCAATTCAACAGTTTGTTAACAATACTTTTGTATATCATACATTTTTTTGTAAAGTAAATTTTGAATTTATACCTATACTAAATAAAGAGCATTGTGGGTATGCTTGGGTCATTAAAGATCAATACCCAAAACCATTACACCCTGGGTTATTTAGTACAATTAATTTTGATGTAGTTAAAGAAAAATTAAAACTAATTGAGGGGAATTATCCCCTCAACAATTAGTGACCTAACAATTTCCCAATTGTAGGCCAACCCAATGCACCTATTACAACACCTGCCCCCATTAACATCCAACGCCATTTTTCAAGCGCAGATATTTTTTTACTAAGCTCAATGTGAGCATTAGCTGCTGAATCTTCCATAGCTTTCATCATATCAGTATGCTCTTTAGAATGTTTTTCTAATGAAACACGCATATCTTTTACTTCAGTTTTTAAATCATCAACTTTATCATCTAAATTTTTAAACTGAACCTGCAAAATAGCTATCTCCGTTTCTGTTTGGACTTGTAATGATTGTGCCATGATAATTATGATGCATTAATTTGTACTAAATCATATACTAATCCATTAGCTGTATTGGCAGCAACTGCACCATTAAATGTTACATAAACTGGTGTAGCATTTGCAAGTACAATATTACCTGTTGCGATTGGACCGGATGTAGCACTAAACAATTCTGAATCAATATCACTAAGGCTTTGTACATTAACTGTATCAGTATTTGCATATGTAGCAATAATGCTCATTGTATTAACAGTAAGATTAGCATTTGCCAAATTAGCTGTAAAACATTGTGCAGTTAATCCACTAGTCGCACCAGTTACTAGGTATTTTTGTTTACCTTTTTGACGAACAATAAAACCTGCCTCATTGTCTGCGTATACAAAATTAGTATTGGATGCGTTTGCTAAACTATTAGCAAGTAATAAAACTTGATCTTGTGTAGCATTTGCTGTGGCACTTTCATTAGAAAGAGCGACGTTAGAACCACCTGGAATAATTGATACTGTAAATGCTGCTGCATTAACAATATCTTTTACAAAGTATGTTGTTCCAGTTGTTAAACCTCCTAAGTTTGCATCTAATGTTACTGGCAAATTTGCTACCAATGTTTGTGCATTACCAACACTTGTTAAAAAATTACCTGTTGCCGTAGCATCACTTAATTCAATTGTTACATAACCTGTTACTGTATCTGCGAATCCTAATGTTGTAAGATTACCAGTTTGTGAATCCACACTAGCAATTACACTTCCTGCACTTAGTGTATTAGCAAAATCAGTTCCCAAACCACCAATTACATTTGAAGTATCTTCTGCATAAATTGTACCTGTTCCATTTACACCAATAGCTACACGACATAATACTTGATTACCATAAATAGCAGTATTACCACCAACTACACCATATGTATTTGACACACCATCTGGATTGTTAAAACCACTATCAACAACTCCAACTGATGCACTTACAGTTGTACTAGTAGTATCTGATAAGGTCACTGCTGTATAATTAGGATTTGCACTTAGTTGAGTTGCTGATACTGTAAAGTTATTTGGATCAATAACTTGTAGGATAAAATATGTTGTACCACCTGTTAAACCACCTGTTGAACTTGCTGTAACAAAAGGCATTCCAGCAATCACACCTAAATTTGTTAAACTTTGACTTACTGTTACATAACCTGTTGCTGCGGTTGTATCTGTAATAGTAAGTATCGCTTGCGCTTTCGCAATTTTTAAAGGACGTCCCATTTGTTTTTCTCCTTATTGTAAAGTGGGTTCTAGCCACTACGCGGCTGGGACCGCATAAATCGTATAACCGATATAGTATTTATTAAAAGTTTACTTTTTAGTAACCACTTGTTCCTGAATTAGCATGTGGCATACCTAATTCAGTTACGCTAAATATGCAATTACCAGATTGTGCGTTTGTAAATGTTATCACATTACCTTGTCCAACAAAAACATCATTAAGCACGGTATTACCAGGAACTATGCCACTTGCAGTTGGGCAGCTATTTGGATCAAGAGTATCGTCTACATATGGCACACCATATGGACTATAAGTAAAACCTGCTCCTGACACTGCAACATTAGCATTTGCTGTAAGCGTGAGCGAGGTGTTATTAGCTATGGATGATACTATTCCAACTGTAATTCCTGTACTGTTACCAATCCAATAACCTTTACCTAATTCAGTTAAAAATGCACTACTTACACCAGTTACGGTAGTTGTATTTGTAGCAGCGGTAACTGTTCCACTACCTGCTGTATTTGGATAGCCTACTGCAAATAAAATACTGTTAGCAGTTGTAGCTATTCTTACTTTATCAGTAGCAATATTTGAAGTGGTTTGTACTGCACTATTTGATGTAAAAACATATGTTGACATTATTATTTCCTTTTATTATGCATAAGATGCACCTACTGTATACCATTGAGTTGTTGTTGGTGCGACAAATTGTAATGTGGCACTAGCAGGCATAGTATATCCAGCATTGGCAGCGAGAGAATTAATTATACCACTTGTGTTTGGATAAACCAATAAATTATTTGCAGAGGTATTTGTTATTATAATAGCCATTCCTGCTATAGCAGTGGGTAATCTCACTCCAGTTCCTGAACTTACAGTAGATACAACATTAATTTCTTTCGTTAATCCAGTTGCTTGAGTTTGGTTGGTGCCGTTTGCAGATATTGCTGTTCCTACTGAACGAAGAAAATAATTTGTGGAAATATAATTATTTGTAGTTAAATTATTTCCAGTAATATTACCTGTAATACTTAAACTACTTAGGATACCAACATTTGCTGTAATACTTCCATTTGCATCTCTTATAGCAATCGTATTAGCTGTTGCAGCAGTTGCAGTATCATAACCATCAACTGTATCTGCGTTTAAATTTGCAACTTTAGTTGTACTTGTCACAGTCAATGGAGCTGTTCCAGTTGCAATGTTACTAACTAAGAAACTAGCAGTAATATTACCCGCAGTAGCAAAATTACCTGATGTTGTTGTTCCTGTAACAGTCAATGATGTCAAAGTTCCAACTGATGTAATATTTGGTTGTGCGGCAGTAGTTAAAGCACCACCTAATGTAGTTGCTGTAACACCTGTAGTGCCTAAATTGCCTACATTAGCATTACCTGTGGCATTTAATGTACCAGCTACATTTACACCTGTACCAGTGACAACTAAAACATTTGCATTACCTATCGCACTGATGTTAACGTTTCCATTTGCAGCAGGTATACTAATGTTACTGTTACCATTTTGTATTACACCAGTATTTACTGTAGTAATATTTCCTGTAGTAATAATAGCAGTATTACTTATTGTCAAACTTTGAGTAATGTTTGCATTTCCGTTAACTGTTAAACTATTTTCAACAGTTGTACCACCAGATGCATTAAGTTTAATGTAATCGTTAGCATTATCTGTAACTGTTATATCAAGAACACTATCGTCACCTGAGTAAGCGTAATACTTTATAGAAGCTGTATCACCTCCACCACCACCTGGATTGTCAGGAAATATAATACCTGCAGTTGTACTTCCTGATGTTGGTCTAATTATACCTATCAAGTTAGCAGCATTTAAGTTTCCAGTG